ACATGGCTAGTATGTCTAGTAAGCTCCAAGAATTAGCCCAAAAAATTATGCAGGGGTTTACATTGTCACCTGTGGTTAGGAAGTCATTGGCAGACAAAGCAGTTTCTCTTATGGATAGTCAATCGGCCACTCGCGGTGGTGAACTAGGATACATGATGGACCCCAATTCAGCGGCCCGTGAAGGCGAAATGGGTTACACAGTCGATGGTCAAACACAGAACATGACCCCCGCACAATACCAAGACATGGTCAACAGTGGCCAGATCACCCAAAACCCAAACTTAATGGGACCACGATAGGAGGCCGTTAT